CACGTGATTTAAGTGATGCTTATGCTAGTGCTCTTGCTGCCCAAGGTAAGGGTAGAAAACAAGTAGAAGCTGCTGCTCGTCGTTACTTTAGACAGAAAGGTACAGTTAACGAAGGTGGTAGATCTAGAACATTTGGTAGAGCTAATCTACAAGGACTCCTTGCTGCCCAAGCAGAAGTTGAATCAGTTATAGATAACGTATTACGACGTAATATGGCGTACGCTCAAGAAGGTGCTAAACGTAGATTCCAAGCTGCACAAGGAGCGGCTCGAGAAAAATTAGGTATACCAGCTGCGTATGGTGCACCTGTTATGTTGCCTCCTACAAACAGATTAGGTGGTGCTCTACAGATAGCAAGTCAGGTAGCAAGTATCTATAGTAGCTTCGGTGGTTTTGGACTTAATTTTGGTACACCAACACCAGCACCTATGCCAGCTGGTTTTATGAACACAGGTATACCTTTACAACTACCTATGGGAGCTTATGGTGTAGCTTCAGATATAAAACTAAAAGAAAATATTGAAGAAGTTGGTATATCACCACAAGGTTATAAGATATACGAGTTTAACTACAAAGGTGGTGACGTAAGATTCCGTGGAGCTATGGCTCAGGATGTCTTACAAAAGAATCCTATGGCTGTAGGTATAGATCAAAACTATCTAACTGTTGACTACAGACAAATTGACGTTAATATGGAGGTCGTATGACATCATCATTTGGAACTATTATAGGTAGAGAACGGGACGAGATACCCGGCTACGGTGTAGAAAACTATGCAGAAACAGAGCCTGATCTAACAGATGCTGTTAATGAACAGATAAATCGAAATCAGGAAGACACCATCCAATTCTATAACGAAATGGCTGCAATACAACAAGAGATTGCAGAAAGACCTCTTTCACTTATGGGTGATCTAGCACAGTTCTCTGCCTCAGCTAGTCGAGCTGTACAGACTTTTAAAGATCGTCAAGAAGCACAAGAGAAAATCAATGAAGCGATGGAGTTCTTAGATAAAAACTCTACTGCTGAACTATATACAAAAGAAGGCACTCTTGAATTAGAAAATGCTAAGTTTGATAATCAGTTACTAAACGAAAACACAGACGCTTCTTTAGATTTTTTAAGAGCTAGAAATATTCCAGTGCCAGAAGACATTGGAATCAAACAGCTGTTAAGGAATCTAAATACAAGTTATTACGGCTCAAGAGCACAGTTTTTGAATGAAAATGGTGCTTCGGATATAATAGATTCGGAACAATTTATTGAGTTGCATAATGCTGCTGACGAGTTATTAGTTACAGCACTACTACGTAAAGCTAGAGAACTAGGCATTGATACAAATAGTAGAGAGTTTAGAAAAGCGTTTTACAATACTATTTATCCTGACATCAAACAAAGAAGAGAAAATAATATACAGTCTTGGAAAGGCAATGCCAATAGAAACTTTAAAAGAATAAACAAAGAAAAAACAAGGGACATTATAGTACAAACTCTCGAGCCATACACAATAAATAATCCAAATCCGTTTGATATTGATGTAATGACTCTTGTTGAAACTGTAAAAAATAGAATACCAGAAGTCAAAACTAATCGTGACGCTATAGAGTATATATTTACTGAAGTTGCAGCAGAAGCTGGTGAAGACGATAGACGATTAACCTCTGAACATCTAGAATATCTTTATAGTGAAGCTATATTTAAACACTCTGCTACTGGCCATCTAAGTACTATAGAAGACGGTGACTTTAATTTTAAAGATACCCTAATCAACATCATGCAACAGGAAGAGATTTCTAGAGCTAACGATGTACAAAATGGTATAAATGCTGATAAAATTTTAGCTAAACAAGAGTATGATGCGTTTCTAGACTTACATCCAAATGGCCCACCACCAAAGCTAGAAAGTCAGTTTTTACGTGATTTAGAGGTTAAGTATCCGGGGGTCGATGTTAGTTCGTTAGGCAGTAGTGTAGGTAATACTACAGGTGAATATCCTAATGCTGGTAAGCCTGATGGTAATAATCCATACTATAAAGATCTAGAAAACGCACTTCTTGGTACAGGCCCAGATAAATTAGAAATGACAAGTGACTATAGATTTCAAATAGATAAGGCATACGGTGATTTTTCACGTCGAGTAGCAAACCAAACTGCTGTTGGTGTTGAGGTAGACGTAGCTCAAAAAAATGCGTACGATCAAGTTGAAGCTAACTTGTTAGCAGGCAAGTACACATTATCTTCAGTAGAACAAAGACAAGGTAGAGCTATCACTCCATCAGATATTCTTGATGATAGAAAACTTTTAGAATCTGACGTAAATGCAGCTAGATTTAATAACCAGTTTAACTCTATTGCAGAGCAAAAAGCACTTTCACAATATAAAGCACATAAGTTGTATGGTGATGTACCGTTTCCAAACTATTTTAAAGGTGTAGTTAGAGGTACTAAAATAAATGCTGAAGATTATGCTGAAGATAGATTTACAGCTATAGGTGGTTATGATTCTACAGGTGAAATTGCTCAAAGGTTCACATCTAATAAAGATGGAGTTTTAGTTGATAAACAGTTTGGACTTACTAAAGAGCAGTTAAACGAGTTTAATATAAAACCACACTTAACTAAAACTAATATTAAGATGCTACAAGATCCAGAAGTAGCTGAAAAGATATTAAATGGTTTTAGAAAAGAAGGTAACGAACTAGGCACATGGCAACCAAATATAGGTTTTGGTAAGAAAAATGGCGACAAGTTAACTGTTGCTGAAGTTATAAAATTTTCTAAAAGAGGTGCTAGTAACTGGGGAATCTTTGGATTTACTGCCGACGAAATTCTAGAAGCTACAAAATCTGGTATATTTGATGAGGATGCTGAGTTTGATGAAGGAGTACAAAGTCAAATGGTCTTTGAACTTATCAGACAACGTTCTAACAGAACCAACAGTATTAGAGGTGCTATTGTACAAGCTAAGTTAGGTGGTGAAGAAACAGTTTTTGAAGGTGATGAAGACATAGAAAGATGGGATAGATTGATACACATGAAACCCAATGAAATAAGAGCAACTCTTAACACCTTTCCTATGTTACGAGATATACCTATGAACCAGTTTCAAAATCTTACAGCTGGTGTAGTCTTAGAAATAGAAGACATAATTAAAACAGAGAAACTTAAAGAAAATGCTGTTGAAAGAGTCTTAAGAATTGATAGACAGTTAGCGTACTACAAGGACTTACTAGGAAAAGCAACTGAAGGAGATACAGGCCCATTTAATCTTCGTGTTGTATCAAAACTAGCTTCTAGATTTACTATATCACAAGAAGACATAAAAGAAAAAATAGAAATCTTAGAAAATAATAGAAAAGCGTTAGAAGATGCAAACCCTAATCTAGAATTATTAATAGAGAAATACAAACGAGAAAATGACTAATTCTAATTACTCTAGTGCTGATGTTAACAGTAATTCTGGCTATAATGATTTTGTAGCAGATGAAGCTGAACAGGCACAAGACGAGTACGAAAGAGACAGAAACTTTAGAGAAAAGTCTCAATCCAGATTACAGCAACAGGATGTAACTTCTAAGGAAGTACAAGACGACCCTCGTAATGCTAATAACTGGGGTGCTAAGGCACTAATAAAAGAAGCCCAATCTATTTTATCAGGTGGGCTACAGGATACAGCCTCTTCTATAGTTACTTTTCCGGAGCGTACACTAGATGCAGTATCTGGTGAAATGCAAAGAGAAAGGCAAGAAACTGGTACGTATAGACCAGAGTGGAGCCCATTTGGAGCATACGATAATCCGATTGAAACAAAAACATGGTGGGGTAAACAGCTTCGTGGTTTAGTACACTTTGGTACACTTGCACTCGGTACAGTTGCAGCAGCTAAGGCTGCCGCAGCTACTGGTGTTGTAACTTTACCAGCTGGTTTACTTGCCCTATCAAAAGGTAATATAGTCAGAGGTGCAGCTGTAGGAGCTGTTTCTGACCTTATATCTAAAGAATCAGATGAGCAGAACGCTCTAGGTGCATTACGTGATAGATATGGCTGGATAGATACTCCAATATCTACCAAAGATACTGACCATCCAATCGTAATGAAACTAAAAAACATTGTTGAAGGTATGGGCATAGGTCTAGTCTTTGACGGTTTTGCGTACACACTTGGTAAAGGTAGTAAAAAAGCTGTAGATCAGATAACAGCTAGAAACAAAAGCTTAGAAAAACAAACAGTAGAAGCTGGTATAGCACAGCTACGTAAAGGTGAAACAGAGTTTAGAGCAGATAAAAATGCACCTATATCTCAACCACACCAAGGAGCACACATATCCTAGGTTGAACCACAAGTAGCTAGAGATCAGTTATCTGATACACGCAACAAATGGGGATCAGAAGAAGGATCTACAGGTTCTGTAACTACACCTATTGAACGTGAACGTATAGCTTTGGAAGGCGGTACAGACGAAGCTACAGTCGAACGTATTATGAAAGGTTTGATGAGTAGCGAAAAGTTTGCAAAAGAGCTAGAAGCAGCAAAGGGTGACAGAAAAGCTTTAGTAGCAAAATATAAAGAAGCTATCGAAGCACATCAACGTATTACACAAGGCAGAAATGCTGTGGATATGTCACCACAACAATATTTAAAAGAGTTGCTAGAAGCTAATCCTGATATAATTGATGGCATAGAAGTATGGACATCTAAAAATGTAGTGATCGCTGACCTTGTAATAGGTACATTACTTAAGCAACTTCGTGATTTAGGTACGGCTGGCAGAGAAATAGCAGATCTTGTTGATTTACAAGACATAGATGGGCCAACTAAACAGATTGTTGACACCATGCTTACTGCACTTTACGAAACAAAGAAAGCTAGATTTGTAAAGTCTGACTCATTTAGAGAACTAGGTCTTGGCAAAAAAAGTAAAAAAACAGTACAAGAAGCAACACAAGCTTCTATGGAAGATACTAGAAATTCTATTATTTCTATACTAAAAATTGCTGGAGATGATGCAGACGATAACTTACTAAATGCGTTGTACGAAGCATTTTCTATGATGGATAGTGTAAATACATTAGATGACTTTGATAACTGGGCAAGAAAAACTATACTTGGTGGACAGCTAGAAGCAACAAGTCCTAACCGTACAGGTGCTATGATACGTGAGCTAGAAGGTGTAATGACACACAGTATACTGTCAAGTCCTAAAACACCAGCTCGTGCTATTATGGGTACATCTACTGCAACTTTCTTAAGGCCACTTGCTACAGCTATAGGATCAGTTCTAAGACTGCCGTTTGATGGTAATGTAGCTGACGTAAGAGCAAGTCTTGCATCAGTAAATGGTATGATAGAAGCTGTACCAGAGTCGTTTACTATATTTAGAAGTAAACTAAACTCATACTGGAAAGGGGACATACGTAGTATAAAGACACGGTATGCAGAGTTTACACAGGCAGACGACAACTGGGAAATATTACGTCGTTGGGCAGAAGATAGTGGTCGTGCTAGTGAAGGAGAGCAAGCAGCTTTTCGTGTAGCTAATATGGCACGTCAGATGAACAACAGTAACTTCTTAACATACTCTA